ATGCTCTATCAAAGTTATTCATTAAGGCATCTGTACACTCTGGATATATCTCTTCAATTTTTTTCATTATATCCATGCTGACCTCACTAACATTACAAGTGCAATAGTTCCTACTACCAGTATTCCTATCATTATTATTAGCTCTAATTCATCTCTATATCTCATGCTACTCCTTTCAGTTTATCTAGAGGTACCAGTACGAGCTGTGATTTATTATTATCACCACCCATAACTACCTTAGCTTCTTTTTTGTCTACTAGCTCCCTGACTATTCTTTTAAGTTCTTCTATAGGGAATATTAATATCATTTTAATTTCATTCTTGTACGATAAAACATGACACCAGTGGTCTGCTTTAGTTACAGATAATCCAGATAGCTTTCCATTACATCTAATCTCTATAGCTATGTTACCTGTATCTCTCCACTTATCTATTTCTGCTTTAACTTCTATCTTGGATATGGTTAATATCTGAGCAAGAGAGTCTTCATACTTCTCTCCTAAGCTTAAATCAATATCAAATTTACTTGTAAGTGGTCGCATAGCATCACCCAGTTTAATCATTAGCCATCCTCAATTCTTCTACTGTCTGGTAGTTGGTTCCCATTCTTAGATTGTAGGCTTTTAGTTTCTGAGCATCTACATATGGATTGCTTTGCTGTTCCTCTACCTCGTTCATTATCTCATCTTCCCATGAATTATTAAACAGGTAAGTATATGGATTCTTTCTAAACTGCTTATCGGTAGCTTTTACATAACGCTTGGTGTGGTTCATAATATCATCCACTAGAGACTGGTCAAGTTTCTTAGTCCAGAACTTAAGAGCCTTATCCTTGCCAACTTTTTTGTTATATAATTTCCACCAATCAATAAAACTTTTATATATTTTATTATTATCTATATTACTATCTATATTAATAGTATCGGAAGACCCTACACTTTTAGGCGACCCCCCCTCCACTTTTACGACATCCCCCCTACACTTTTTGGCTAGGGTTATACTTCTATCTGTATTGTTTGTTATTTCTACTTCAATTAATCCCATACTTTTTAACTGGTTTATTGTCTTTGATACACTATTTATAGATGTGGATAATAGTCTTGCAAAGTATTTGTTGGTTGCAAAACACCCCTTATCGTTATCTAAATTAGTGATTTTAGCCAGTATAAGCTTCTGCATATAGGTAAGGTTATCATCCCTTAAAATACTTCCTGGTATTACTATATAATCGTTCATCGCTACTCCTATAGTTTAAATTCAGTCTGTAATTTAGCTTTTGTTTTTAGGTTCCCTTTACTATCAAAGGCTTCCTGGTACCTGTAAAAGAATCTTACTGCTGACTTTACAGACTTCTCATCAAACTTAACTTCTTTAAAAAGCTTTGTTCTGGCTGTAGGCTGTGCACCCATAAAGTTCTTTTTACAATGTACTAAAGCTAGTCTATCTATTGGTCTCTCTGGATGTCTAGCATCCCATAACATCTTATACATACTAAGTTGGATAACATAAGTATAGTCCTCTAAGCTCTTAGATGTCTTTAAGTCAATCATCCACGTCTCATCGTTCATCTCTGCTACTAAGTCACATCTACCAGCAAATGGATGTATAAGCTTTCCTCTCTTATGGTTCTTGCAGTATAATACCTCTTCTATTGCAATTACCTTTGGTAGGTAGTCTTGATACCACTTACAGAAACTTATAACACCTTTTTGTACCTCTGGGTCGTTCTCAATAAGTAAGTCCTCACCTAACAAAAGCTTCTCACAGTTATCATGTACAGCAGTTCCTACTCTAAGTGCTTCAGAGTTGGTCTCTAGGTACTTATCATAGTCACCCTTTGAGTTGTTCACTATGTACTTTAGAAGGTAGTTAGGTGTAGGGCATCCATATCTAGTAACCGTAGTAACACTGGGGACGTATATACCATCCCCAATGTCATAGAACCTACCATATCGAGTTCCCTCAACGTGCTTAATCATTTGTTTTTCTTTTGTGGTATTCACTTAGAAATACATTGTACTTCTTCTCATCCTTCTTATTATCCTTCTGATTTAGAAACCATTTAAGATAATCTAAAGGAATGTCTGAGATAAACTTGCCACTATGTTTACCAAAGTCTAGTATGTATTCTGATTGCTTACTTGTTGGAGAGACTGGCTGGGGACCATTCGGAGTTGAGGCTCCAGTAGGTTTCGGAGTAGCGTTCCCCCCAGCCTTTTTAATATCGTATAAATCTCTTGCTATACCCCATTTAACACACGCTCGTTTAAATGAGTCGCTAACTATAGACTTTTCTCCTTCAAAGTTTGCTTCAGTTCCAGTGTCCCACTTTGTTACTTTAACTCCATTAACATTGATGGATACACCACACATCAACAAACCCTTTACTTCTTTATAATCATCACTCCAGTTTTCAGGACCTACAACATCATCAAGTACATCCATGCAGTATCGTGCATCAACGTACGACAGCTTTACCCCTGCTTGGGTTCTGTGTTTAATCCTATCTTCTGGTGTTGGTTGCGTTAGTTTAGATAAATCTATCTTACTCATAGTCGCTACTCCTAAGTTAATTGTTATAGGAATTTACGACAGCTGTAGATTTATTCCAAACTATTTTTTCTTAGCTAATATTCCTTCAAGTATTTCCATTAGTCCATCAAACAATGAATTTAATATATCCTCTTCTTTTGCTTCTGATATAAGAGGTATATTTACTTTCTTGTTGATTTCATTTATAATTTCTTCTTTGTTTTCTTTAAGGTAATTAACTATTAGTCCAGCTATCATTTTATTTTATCCTTTCCAGATTTTTTTGAGTGTCATTAGACCCACAAGCAAACCAACGCAAACCGATGCGAAGTTTAAGTATGGACTTAACATCTCCATGTGATTAATTAGTGCTCCACTAAATGAGCAACACGCTCCTACTACTGGTTTTTCTACTACTGCTATTACTGCTTCTTTCATCTATCCTCCTATGAATTTTTTTGTTTTAAACTGCTTATTATTCTTACGATTGAATGGTAGCTACCTTCTAATCGTGCAAGCTCTTTATGTAAGTCTGGGAACTCATCTGTTTGTAGACGCTTCTGCTGGTCTATAAGCTTGATAAGAATCCCTTCTGTACGATTTTGACTCTCCTCTAGCTCTTGCATAAGAGTCTCCTGTATCCATTTATTTTGCCTAGATACATAGAATCCCAGTGCTATAACACCAGCTACTGGTAAGCCAAAGGTCTCAATTAAATTAACAAAGTCCACTAGTAGTCCTCTGGGTTAAGTCTGTATTTTTTATCAATGTCGTATATATCCATCATATCGTTACACGCCTGGCTAGACATCTTTAAATACTCTTTATAGCTTATATCCATGCCATTAGCCTTTCTTTTGTTATACATTGTTTTAATATTACATATATCTGGTCTAGTGTCGTATATGGTACACTGATTGTCATCAGATAAAAACTTACAGCTTCCATCTTCTTTAGTTGGTAGCCCTATTTTACCTGCCTGTTTACAGCAAACACCACATTGACTACATTTAAAATCAGTCATTATTCTCTACAAAATGTTCTATGGTGCCTTTACCTGGACCATTGTATATTTCTTTCCAGTATTTAGCTTGTGCCACTACACCACTTGGTATAGGCTTTGGGCTTCTCCAGTATTTATATCTGCAAAAAGCTACCTGTAGGTATATACTACAAAGCACGCTGTTCTCTGGGTCTGATAAATCTAAGCCACGCCTAACAAGATGCTCTAATTTTTCTGGTCTGTACTTAAGGTAGTTATTGATAGTGTCATTAATGGTATCTGGTTCTACCTGAAAGAAACCTAGTGCTGGACCTTTAACTTGTTCTAGGTGTTTATAGTTACTCTCAGACATACCAGTCCTGTAGACTAGATTCTCTGCATCTTCACTATACATATTTAAATCCTTAAGCACATATCTTATTATTTTTTTAATTGAGTTTTTCATTTTAGTTTATCCTGATTGTTGTATAATATTTTATAAGCTCTTTCATATCCCCTTAATCTAGTATCTAAAATATCTTTCTGTTTATCTGTTTCTGCTTCTTCATACAGTCTTTCATTTTCATTTAATAATATATCATAATATCTTTCAAAGTCTTCAAGCTTAGAATCGCTAAATCTTGTATATGTAGATATATTATGCATATCATAAAAATCTGTATTTACCTGTTGTATTCCTGGCTCTGTAATGAACTTTCTTATTATAGGAACGCTTTTGATGCGTTTAATTTCACCATACTTAAGTAAATCATATCCTGTCCTATAACTATTTCTAATAAAGGATAGATTACCACCACCTAAAGTTTCTATTATGTGGTCCACATACTCTGGGTTTATTTCAATTAAACCCCCTTTATATAGACCACCTTCTCTGAGTCCACCACCAGTTGCTTGTGAAATCCAATCTGTTGCCATTTTTGTGTATGGATTAACACCAGTAAATGTTTCTTGGCTTCTAGGTTTTCTTTGTTGCCTAATTTTTGCTATAGGTGCCCCTGTAAATTTTGCATTATCTACTATTTCCCATAATGGTTTAGTTCCAAATGCTGTTGGCATAAAACTTGATATTCCATTAAAACCAAAACCTATAGGGCTAAATGCTGAGCCAATAGAATTTGCTATCCTAAGTGCTGAGTTTGCATATTTAGGCTCTTTATTTCTGTATTTTGCTACGACTATTTCAGCCATTCCATTGCCTATGGCGTGAAATACATTTAATCCCCAACCTACTTGCAATTTAAACATTTGACCATTAGGAAGAGGGTACATTAAATATGAATCTTTTTCATAATCTGGGATTCCATCTGTCCATGGATATCTATCTTCAGGGTCATCAGCATCTGGGTCATCCATAAGTAAAGCGTTTACTAATCCCAAAATAAATGACTGCATGGTAAGTGCATAGGTAAGCCTTCTAGCTTTTTTCCCATTTTTTCCAAACAATGAATTTAATAAAATATATGAACCTTGTATACCTGCATTTGAAAATAGATAACTTGCCCTAAATAATTCACCTTCTTGACCTTTCTGATTAAAGTCTACAGTTAGGTCTCTTGTTGCTAACGCTGCTTGTTTTTCTGTGTACCCACTTTCTCTTAAGTTTTTGTATGCTGCTAATCTAGTTGCTTGCTCTATAGCTATATTAAAATCATTAGCAAATTTCCCAATAGACCTTAACATGTTCATTGGGTTATTTTTTTGCCTTTTAATAGATTTTTCTAATTGTTTTAGTAGTTCTGTAGTTTTTCTATTTGTAAACCATCCTACTGTACCACCAGCTGCTCGCATTTCATCATAGTATTTTGCATATACATCTAATTTTTTTCTATTTAAACTAAATCTTTGAGTTTTTATATCCTTGTCTCTAACCTGTCTATATATAGCTCTCATTGGAGCACCACCAAATACATCTCTTAATATTTTTTTACTTATATTCTTGTCTGGTGCTAATGCTTTTATGTTCACAAGTGCTGTTTGCAAATCTCTTACAAAGTTTCCAACTATAAAATCTGGATTATAAGTTGTATATACGCTTCTTAAATACTGGTTAAAGGCTTGCATAGACTTATATGTTTTTTCACTTCCAAGCTTTCTAAATGTCTCAAGCAGTGGCTTGTCATTTATTTCTACTATTTTATATTTTCCATCTATTAATACTTGTATTTCATTTGTTTGAAGTTTTTGTGGGTCTAAATATAGTAACTCACCTTCTTTATTATATTGAGGTCTATACTTTTTCCCTCTGGCTTTCCAGTAGTCTGCAGGGTTCTCTATCGCAAGTAAGTACAGTCTCTGTGCAACTTTGTTTTGCTCTGACCTAATTTGTGCGTCTGCATAGTCACTAATAGCTGCTATAAATGGATTGTCGGCTTTAGAGTTTCTTCCTCCAGCCCTGTATATATCTTTTCCTACTATGTTGAAACCACCTTGAGGTGCCTTAAAATTTTGTTTATTTTCTCCACCTTTTAAAGGTACATAGTTTTCATATGGAGAATCCTTTGTAAAAAGCTCGTATGTTTCCTCAGAAATTAAACCTCCATCTTTGAGGATATTTAGTCTTTCACCTATAACATTTTTATCAAATTCTTTAGCAAACTTTCTTATCTTAGCTGTGTCTAACTTTTCTAATATTCTTTCTGCTTCTTCAGCAGTCATCCCTGAGCCTGAACCTTCAAATTCTGGGTCTCTTTCTTTTATTGCATCATTACGCTCTTCTGCGTGCCTTGCATATAAATAATCTCCAAAGTCTGGAATAGATATTTTTGCTCTATCTAGTCTTTGGACAAAACCTTCTATGTATTTATTGAAATCTTCTAATCTAGAACTTACTCTTCCAGGATAAATTTTAGCCTGTAGGTATGGATTGGTCATTTCATCAACCTCACCTATTTCTTCTACTACCTGCTTTATTCTTTTAAGGGAATTTATGTACTTTCTTGTTTTCTCTTGTATTGTAGTTTCTGCGTCTAAACTAAGAGATTGTTCAGCTGGGGCTAGCTGATAACTTACTTGGGGCTTTTTACTCGGCTTGTTCCATCCATATTTTTTTTCAAAGATTTTGTTGACTTCGGCGATTTCACCATTGAGCGTATCGACCAATTCCCTGATAGAATCTTGTCTGTTGCTTTGATTAATCCTTTCTCTATAAACTTTGCCATCTTCATTTTCCTTCCAGTTGTTTTCTAAAAGACCACCTAATGTTGTATACCTACTCAATGTAAAATTACTATCTGGAAATACTTTATCCAAAACATTTTTAACATTTTCATAAAATTGATTATTGTCAACCCCACTAAAAGGCTTAGCATCATTGTCCATAAAATTAACCATTACAAAACCATAGTCTGTAGGCATGGGTCCTGTGTCAATGCCAAGCTCTAACATCCCATCATATATTTTTCTCATTTCTGTATCAGATATAGAAAACTTTGCTTCAACAGCTACTGAATTTGCTAATTTTTTTGATGGAGCTTCAAACTCTTTTGTATATCCTACAGCTTGTTGTTTTGTTACTAAACCCTCTACAGCTGCATATAATTCAACATTATTAATAGTTTCTTTATTTATAACTTTATCTAGCTGACCTGCCTTTAAATATTTTTTTTGTTCAGAAAATAAAACCTCTGTGTGATGACTTGGATTAGACTCTCCCTCATAAAATCCAGGAGTATTATGCTTTGTTATTGTTGGCATCTTTAAGGTTTTAGCTATTATATCTTGACCATTTTCATCTGATAATACATCTATTATAGCCTTATGATACTCTAATTTTTCTTTATATGTTGCTGTATGTATACCTGGCAAAACATTAGTTGATGGGTGAGGTATAACCTCTAAAGAAATTCTTCCTTTGTATTTATTAATAGCATCTTTGTAGTTAAAACCTGCTTTTATCAAACTTCTGTCTTTTAAGTCTACTTTTTTTAGTTTTGTAAACATTTTTTTTCTAAAATTTTTATACACTTTTTCAGATGACCATTTGCCACTACCTTTGTATCTACCTAGGTTCTTTTCATTTTTTAATTCTTGAGAATATATAGACTCCCATCTAGCCTTTGTTGATACCCAAATTGCAGCTTGTACTTGATATGGCTCCCAACCTAAATCATCTGCTATATCTTGAACGTGCTTTTCTATTCTTCTATATTCAAGGTCTGTAGGGCTATCTTTATCTATTCCAAATGCTCTCATCATCCACATATCAACTGTAACATCTGGGGTACCACCTTCAACTACTGTCATTAAATTCTTGTAAAACTTATCAGTTTTTAATCCACCAAACTCTTCACCTGCCATTACTTTTTTTATTCTTTCTGACATAGCAGATGGAAATCTTCCTGCTAAAGGTTCTTCACCTTTTATTGCTTTGTAGTATCCCTTTACCATTTGTCCAAAGTTAGTTAACACATCCATCTGTGGAGAGGTAATTGCTATTATTGACAATAATTTTTTAGCTTCTTCTTTGTTTCCACCTGTAATATCTAAAAGAGCTTTACCTGATTGCTCGTACCAAAATCTTGCAGGCTCACCCTCTTTGGCTAATTCTTTAACAAATCCTTTAATTGCTCCATACTTTTGATTAGATAAAGATGCAGGGCTAAGCTGGTAGCTTACATCTGGCTTCTTCTTTCTTGGCACAAATCCTTTACCACTAAGTAAATCTATAGTTTTTTTGCCTGTCTTCTTTTGTATCTTCTTTAATATTTGCTCAGATTTCTTTTTATTCTTTATTACTTTATTAAATTCTTTAGTCTGTAAACCTGTAAGCTCTGTAAACTGCTCTTCACTTACTGCATTTTTTAATGCTTGTAATGGTTTAACACCTTTTTCATATGTGTTTGCTATTTTGATTTCTACTGCTCTTTTACCCTCTTTTGTTAAGGATGTTACCTCTCTTATTTCATCAGTAGGTTTTTTCTTTACTGCTTTCTTAGGCTTTGCCTTTGGCTCTTCTTCTTTCTTATCTAGCTCTATTGCTTTAGCTGTAGATACTTTTAACTTTCTTTTTTGTACTTTTTTATATATGTCTTTTACTTCATCTTTTATTTCATATCTACCTAGTGCTTTATTAAATAAATTCCCTACATAATCAAATACCTTATCTGCTACATCCTTCTTAGGCTCCTGTGCTGCCTTGTACTCATAAGACTTACCTTCTTTATCAAATAGTTTATCACTACTAAGTGTTTGGTTCACATCGGCTACAGCAGTTGGCAGACCCATTTTATCGTGCATTCTATTTATAAACTCATTAACGCCTTGTCTGTAATCAGCATCTGTCTCATACTTTTCATAGTGCTGGTCGTAGGTGTTTTTTTGCTCTTGAGTTAAACCACCTCTACGCATTAGACCATAATACTCTTCTAACACTGTGTCGTATGTAGCACCCTTGTTAAGACCTAGTTTTAGTTTTTGATTAGTAAACATAGTATAGCCTAAAATATTACTTTTCTCTGTATCAGATGCTAATCCTTCACCTTCCATTGATACACCTAAATCTTGCAATTCTTTAGCTGTAACTTGTGCTTCTTTGGTAAAGTCTACACCTGACAGGTCTACCTCTTTAGCTATTTCTTTATTTGTTACAATTATGTCTTTAAACTGGGTAAGTGCGTCAAATGTAATTTTGTTTTGATTTATTTCATCAGCTCTTTTTACATCTTCTTCTGTTAAGGTGTCTTTTTTCTGTATTGCACTTAATTCTTGTTTTTCTTCTTTATCTTTTCTGGCTGCTTCTTTATATTGGCTTGCAAATTCTGGAGATGCCTTTTTAATTCTTCTTGTTTCAGCTATTTTTTTACCTGCAGATACAGTTCCTTTAACTCCACCTGGTACTGCAAATGCAACTAATTCCATACTAATTTGGTCCCACGTTGGCATCTTTAAATCCCAATCTGGATTATCAAATCCTTCTACAATACCAAGGTCTGTAAGCTTCTTAAGGAAAGCCCTAGACGCATCACCAACTCTTTCCTCAAACACCTCTTCTAAAATACCATGGTAACCAAACTCTTGAAACACTCTATTAACATCATCGTCACTAACGCCTGGATTTAATTTTTGGAAAGCCTTGTAGACTGCTGTATTCATAACAGCTTCTTTTTCTGGCATACCTAATTTTTTATAGCCTTTAATAAAGGTGTTAGCTGCAGCCTCACCTAGTTGGCTTTTTTTAAGCATATCCCAAAACTTTCTACCTGCTGGACCAGTTAGCTCACTTCCAAACTCTATAAATGTACTCCAAAATGCTTGACGCTCTGCTGATAGTTTATCCATGCCATTATATATTTTCATAACCTGACCATCTTCATTAAATTGATAGCCTGGCATAAAATTTTCTAGTGTAGCAGTATTAACATCTCCACTTATATAGGTACCCACTGCTGCTTGAGTTACATTCTTTGCTATACCAGAACTAACCTGTAATGATTTTTTATTTTTTATTGCAAGGTTTAGCTTATCTAGAGCATTGTCAGGAAGTATTTTATTAATTCTTTCTGCTGCTTTAGCAGGAGTTAGACCCTTTAATGACTTTGTAAATTTGCCACCGTACTTTAAAATTTTACCTGCTCCGTAAGTTTCACCAAAAAATGCTGGCATTTGTAATATCATTTCGGTTAGCTGTGCACTCCATGTCGCTGTTGCTTTAAAATTTTTATCTGATATGTATTCTTTAAAGTCTGTAAGCTCTTTCATGCTTAGAGTAGAGGGGTCTGTATCAAACTTTTCTGCAATGTCTAAAATATAATTAATTTTTTGTGCCTGGTATGGAAGTAAGTCTCCCATAGGAATATACTTTGTAGGATTTAACCAAATATCTTTTACTGCGTCTTCTGCTGTATATAGCTGAGCTATTTCAGTTTTATCTTTTCTTGACTCTATTTCTTGCCTAGCTGCTTCAAATTGGTCCATTGCTGCCATGCTATTGTTTATTTCTTTTACTCTATTATTTATTGCGTCTTTATTTGCAATAATTTGTTCTTGTGTAGCGTTTGGACCTAGTATGTAGTTTAAAACAAATCTTTGTGGGTTTCCTTCAGCATCAATAAAATACATTTCATTAATTACAGCTCTTGAGCCTTTTTGCATCTCTTCTTCATTATCCCACTGAGCCCAGGTTCCTCCGTCTGACGCTGGTATACCTGAGTCTTTTGCTCCAAACTTTGCTGCCCTTGGACCATACTTTATAGCCCATAAGTTATTTAACTTTATTAAGTTTTTTCCTAAATCTGTGCTATTATTTACATTTTCATATTTTAGCATTACTCCAGATATACCTCTAGCATACATATCTTGGCTAGCTTCTGGAACTTTATCAAAATCTTCTTGTACAGATATGTCTTGCTCTGTTGATTCTGGCAAAGCCTCTGTAGTTGGTATTTCTAGTTTTTGCTCTGGAAGTTTTTGCTCTTCAGGTATCTCAACTCCAAAATCTTTTTCTAGAGTTCCTTTTTGTAAAGATTTTTTAAAATCATTTTTTAAGTCTGTAGTTGTTTGATATTTTTGTACATACTTCTCAAACTCTTCTTCATTTTGCTTTGTTTTTTTCCACCAGTTATCAAATGCTGTTACTACGTTTTTGTATGGGTCTACCCCTAATGCTCTTGTGTATATATCTCTTTTTGTTTCTATTATACGCTGTCGTGCTTGTTGTAGCTCGTCCTCTATATTTTCATCTACCTGGCTTTCTTGTATTACGCTTTCTACATTAGTTAAGGTATTTACTGGCTCTGGTTCACTTATGCCCTGTATACCTGCAATTAAATCCTCTGTTCTTTCTTTATTTTTGCCCATAGCCATTTGAGTTACTTTAAGTTTTTTATCCTCTAAAGTTTGTCTTTGCCCAAACGCACCTCTACCTGGAGTTCCTTCTTGTATGGACTCGTATAATTCTAGGTCTGGGTCTATAGGATTATCTAAACGATAATTTAATGTAGTAATATTTTCAGCTTGCTGTTCTGTAAACCTTGTTGGGTCCTGCTGAAGCTGTTGACCAAATTCTCTAATCTGTTGCTTAGTTGCATCATCTACTCCCTCTACTGAGTAGTATGGGGTATACTTTCTTTTGAAAATATCTTTAAATGGATTTGCCATTAAGAGCCTAATATTCTTTTTAGTTCTTCGTCAGATATCTTTTTTTTTCTATCAGCGTCTTGAGTAGATTTTTTTGGCTGCAAAACAGGAGGTAATGGCTGAGGTTGAGTTTCTAAGGTATTTCTTTGTTCTACTGATTTAGTTTCAGGTATTTCAATAGAGCTAGTTGCTCCTGACCTTGTGTATGGATTAAAATATCTCCGAGCATCTACTGGTGTACTCTCTTGTGGAACCTCTTCTACTTCTTTTGGTTGAATTGGTTTACCTGGAAGCTGTGCTGAGAAATTTGTATCATCCCCAAGTAATTCCCTAACTATATTTAATGAGTCTGAATATACACTGTCTCCTCTTAGTCTTGAAAGTTTTTTTGTTACTTTATTTAATTCTTTTTCTGCGTTTATAACTTTATTGTACTCTTTATAAAATTTAGGCTGAGTAGTTATTAATGAGTCTGGATTATATGAAACTTTACGATTACGAGCATCTGTTTTAGTTGTAGTTATTAAATCAACATAGGCATTTTGCAGTCCTTGTTTTTTTTCTGCAAACTCTTCACTTTGCATCTCAGGGCTTTCTTTAAGCTCTTGCTCTTCTCTTTGTCGCTTAACTGCAATTTTTATTTGAGATTTTTGGTCTGCTTTTATTACCTCATTCCACATTTTTTTCGATTCTTCTGCTTCTTTTTCTTCCTTTGACTTAAACGATATAATATTTCCTCGACTGTCAGTTGTAAATGTTTGACCCTCATAGTTTGGGTCTCCTAAAATCCCAGATAAAGAATAAGTTTTATTAGGTTTATATTGATACATTGTTACTAACTTTTCTTTTAATTTTTTTTGGTCTTTAGTCATTTTAATTTACCTCATTTTCTTCTGTAGGAAAATCAAGTACGCTGCTTCTCTTAACATTTGTACCCCATAGCCCTGGTTTAGTTGGATGAGTTTCCTTTGATGCTGTTATATAATTTTGATTCATGTAATTTCCTAATGCACCTGTTGCAAGGTCTGTACCTGCACTATATAACCCTGATGCAAAATCTTGCTTAGACCTCATTTGAGCTATATCAGCATCGCTTATAGCTCCTTGCCTTTTCATTGCAATATCTCTAAGTAATTGACCTCTTTGCATTTGTGCCTGTGATAGTCTTCTTGCTGCATCAGCTTTAGTACGCTCATTGTCCATTGCTATTTGACGTGCTTGCTGTGCTATAGACGCTCTTACATCTGAACCAACTTTACGAGAAACATCTTGTGCTATTATTGAGCCCTCTAATCCTTGCTGAGTAATTTTTTGCATTGCCTGTGCCTCTTGAGCTTCTCCTTGCTGGTATAGAGGCTGTGCCATTTGCTGATTTAACTTTGCAACATCCATCGTTCCTTGCTCTGCACCTTTACGCATTCTTGCCATTGCTTGCTGCTCTTCTGCTGACATTTGAGACATTGCATCTAATTGCTTTAGTCTTTCTTTTTTTTGCTTTTTTATAAGCTTTTCTTCTTGCTTTCTTTTTATATATGAACCTCCAGCTTTAACTGCAGCTGTTGCTATTAATCCTGCTGTTACTGGGTCTATTTCTGCGTAATTAGCATAGGGTCCACTGTGTACCCATTTATTTATTTTGTTAGCTAAATGCATTAGATTTCCTCCTTAATGCTATGTATAAGGTCTCTATCCATTGCTTCATTAATTAAATTGTCCATATTCATCGTCCATTTCGTCCAATAGGTGTTATATATATCTGGTGCTGATTTAGCGTTTGCTATCGCTACTGCGTAGTCGCATAAGCTTGTATGAAATCTATCTGGGATAAGAGGAGCAACATTTCTATAGTTCACTACTCTTACTAATGACCCTATAGAATTTTGAGTGTCAGCATCAGCTGAAGATGTCCCTACCTCTGACCCAAAATCGTTATTTAGTTGATATCTTGACAAATGAGCTATTTCACCATAATTTACAGAGTTTAATAAATTTTTTGACTTATTTCCATACCAAATATCAGGAATGCCAGGAACGCTTGTTCCTACAGTAGTCCCTGCTGATAACGTATAATTAGCTATTTCCCACCAAATTTGATATGTGTTCAATTTATCTCCTAGAGGAGTATCTAAAAATATTCTGTCGTTTGAATCGCCTCCTATTGCATCATAATGATATACGTTTAATACCTTATCTGTTGTATATTCAGTCAGCGAGCTTTTATAGTGTAATGTAAATTTTTCTCCTGCAGAAGGCTCTCTGTTAAATACTATAAAGTCCCCAGATATTGAGTATGATGTTGGGCTTCCTCCTGTCATAGTTCCATCTGTTTGTCTATGCATTTCAAATTCAGGAACTTTTTTTAATCTTGAGCCACGATGTATTACAGAAATATCCTTTAGGTAATCTGCTGGCAATTTAGTATAACTAGAATCAGAACCTGTGTCTGCTGAATAAACACCTAAACCTTTTATGGTATTTGGAACTTCTATTGTATATATAGCATCATACAGTTCAAGTTTATTTGATAGCTCTGATTCTGCTTCTTTTAAAAGCTCCTTTAACAAACCACCTGGTGCGTCTGTAAAGAGTAAACATCTATCTACTAATTTATCCCATGTCATATTAACTTCCTTGTTCTAATTTTTTTATTCTTGCCTCTAAGTCAGATATTATCTGTTGTAGTCGTGTTATTAATTTATTTACTTCTGGGTCTGTTGATTTATATCCTATGCTACTCATACTCTACCTCAAGTCTTGATATTTCTTTTATTTTATTTTCTGCCGAGCTATCGTCTGATATTTTCACCTGTACACTTTTACCTCTTTGACTGGTACGAGTTGACTGAACCCCATTTAAGTAATTTGCTTTATTTTCTGTTGACCCAGCTATAACCTCTAAATCTAATAGTGTTCCACTGGTATCTGCATTTGTGTTTGTATTTACTCTTCTTATGTAAGCGTTTTGGTCATAAGGGGTTAACTCCTGTTCACCAGTCTGTGCTATCATCTCTATTGCAACACTCCCTTTATCTCTGTATTCTGATGTGTTTACTGCTTTTCTTACGTTGCTATTAGTTGCACTCTCTATTAATAATGTATTGTTATTGTTATCAAAAGAAAATTCATCATATTCTACACTTGCGTGTTTTTCTGTATACCACACCTGTCTAAATATATCGTATATGTAAAATTCTGTATTTGTTGATACGCTTTTTGTTATATATAGCTTATTATATTTTGCATCATAATGTGTCTTCATTATACTTGAGTTACTTGCTACTGTAGACTGGTAATCATCTCTTATAGGATATGTTATTGGTGTTGCTTGGAATCCTGAGTCTAAATATATAACATCTTCATTTGATAAGAAAAATATTCCATTTGGTGCTTTAGTTATACCCTTATCATTTATACATCCTATGTTTGGATGAGCCTCTACTAAGCTCCAGTTAGTTGGGTCTCCACTAGGTACATTAATTCTAAATATTCCCTTAGTCATAAATACAACTATGTCACTCATTAGGGTTTCTATTCCTACTATCTCTCCACCCTGGAGGTCATCTAGCTTAATAAAGTTACTTGTAGGTATAGAATCTGGTGAGCCTGGATTAGAGTACATAACAAAGTTGGGGTACTCTTCAGTATCCTCATCTCCTGTAATTTTTACATTAGCTACAAACTGCCTACCATTTAACATTGTAGAGTATTTAAATTTAACATCTAGCGATGTAATTCCTTCATTGGGATGTCTAGCTCCATCTGGTAGCCCTGGGTCATAAAAATCAAATAATACATATCTGTTGGTTGCTGCTGTAGCTCCTGTCCCATTAGAATAGAATTGATAGTTAGATGTGCCTAAGAAAAAATTATCCTCTTCTGGAGTTCCATCAGAATCAGTAAACCCTACATCTGGCAGTGAATTTTCTGACCTTAAAAAGCTATCAAAATTATCTACTACCTCACCTCTGTCTGCAGTTAAATTAGTAGGGTATTTACTGTTATTATCATGCTCTTGTATTGAATTTCCTTTTAATACTCCATTAGGAAGTCCAAGGTCAGATAAATGTGAAGACATTCCAATTTGTTTTCCTAAAAATGCTGTACAATTATCATTTAATGTAAAATTAGACACACTTGGTCTGCATGACAATCCTTTTACATAAACTCTTGCACCATTATATATGTCTCCTATTACATTCATAGACATATACATCACAATGTCTGATACAGGTCCTACTGTATATTGAAACCACCTCCACTTATCAATGTTTTGATTTCTCTCTCCACCTTTTCCTTCTGCAATAGTTACAATATCAGCTGGTGCATTTGCATCTGTTAAGCTGTTACTTGTAGATAAAAACAATCTCCAACTCGCATCGCTTCTATTAAATCCTTCTGCTCGTATCCATCCACTAATTATATACTCAGCATTTATATCAAGCCCATTAAACATATCAATTTTTCTCATATCTTCATTTGGACTTCCATCATGAGTAAATTTTAAATGTGGTGAATAGCTACCATCTCCAGAGTTACCTGTTCCAAACGCTGTAGCAAAAGGACCAGGTGTCGTAGTATCATCGTCTACCATGTCTATTGAAGCACTACCATCAGCATCAGTTTCAGAATCAACATTTCCTATTAATTCAGTTCCTGCAAAATACCAACCTCCATTTGCACTTCCACCTGTACACTCGCCATTGTCTGCAAATATTGTCTCTGTGTCCTCTGACTTATGATTAAATTTTACTATTCTTGCTGAGCCATAATAATCAAAACCCATATTTTTATCAGGATTTACTACAATATTAAAATCATTTGCAAATCCAGTGCCTGTATCTGTATTCACTAGGTTGTATCCTGTTCCATCAAAATCTGGAGTAGTCCCACCATCTTTAGGTTGATATCTAAATCCATCAACTATTAAGTCTACACTATTAAATGTTGCAGCCACAGGTGCTGTATTACCTTTGAAAAATAAAATATCTTTAGCTCCGTATAAATCAAGTTGCTTTTGGTTAGGGTCGTTATCACCCATGTAAATTGTTTTTATCTTATAATATGTTCCACCATTTGTGCTTCTGTATACATTTAATCCACTGGTTCTTGGGTTAAATTTTTGTGTGTCTATTTTTCCTTTTAATTTGAAACCTGAACGCTCTAAAGTTAATATGCCACTTTTTTCTACATTACGATTACTAACTAAAGAACTAGATTCATTTATAACTGCATCATCAAGTAGTGCTTCTTGTACACCATCGTATAAAGGAATAAATTTATAATTATAGACATTGTTTGATAAATCTAGTGAGCCATTTATAAATTCTGGAGATGAAACTGAATCAACAGTGTATGTGTTTGCTTGCTCTACAGGTACTGCAGTGTCCATAAACCATGTAGGGTACATTGTGTGTGCATCAGAATTATAGTCATGAGTTAGCATACCATTAAAATGTTGTCTGTTAATATACTTAAATAACAATGGAGAGTTGTCTAATCCACACGCAAATCTAACACCATCTGTATATGTTCTCATTCTAATGTGCATATCTGAGGCATTTGCTATTGTTGCAATAGTATCTAAGTCTCCATAGTCATTTGCATTAAGCATACCAATTTCCATGTTTGTTCCATCTGCGTATGTTACTATTAATGCTCTACCATCAAATGAATTTGCGTCATTTATCTGAAGGTTATTAGGTGTTGCACCATCGTCATCTCTGTCAAATACAAAAGTAAACTGTGCTGTAGCTGAACTACCATCAAGAGTCTCATTTGTAATTGTTGTTTTAAATGTTATTTGTGTAGCTGAATCAACTGATTCTATAACTAATGCCTTATCTTTGTTTTGGCAAGCTACGCCACCATCGGTCGCATTTGTAGAAAGAACCACTGTATCTCCAGCTTTAAATATATTTCTAAGGTCTGCTGTTTGACCTGGTATAGTTAATTCTGATGTTCCTGAAAGCTGCATTGTTTGGTCTGATGCATTAAATGTAATTGTATTACTACCTGATATATTTGTTATTCTAGCCCCTGTTAGCTTTCTGTGTACAAATATTCCTGCGTTATTAATAATACAGCTGGAATCTCCTGATATTGCACTAGACTGAGCACCTGTTCCAAATCTTTTTATTATCTTGCCATTAACGTGGCGTATGTTTTGTAGCTGCACAAAGCCATTAAAACCTACCCTTTTTGGGTCATCTTGAGTATTTAGTCCTGCATCTAAATTTGCTTCAATTCTTGGCATTATACTCCTTGAGCGTTAATTACTTGTATCATTGCTGCTGAGTTTGCTGATGCTGCACTTGCTCTATTTTGTCTATTATCTTGTCTCCAAAGCAGTGCCTCTGCTAGCTCTACTATTACCTGCTGTACTGAGTCACTAAAATGTGTTATCTCAGTATTAGTAGCTACTATGTCTGATGGAGATGTTATATATATTAAAGTACAGTCTAATGTAGCTGTTGAAGATGAAACGTAGAGTCTGTTGTTAAATAATGCTCCCTTAGTTCCGTAGTTATACGCTGTGTTATCTCCAATAGCTTCTATTGTTGTTAATTCTACAAATCTGTCGTTAGTATCGTCATATACGCTCACTATTCTAGTCATTGATGTTTCTAATTTTTCTACAGTACCACCTAAGTCGTCACCTGCTGAAGTTTCTGCTGGAGTTCCTAAAACTCCCTCTAGCTTAAAGTCGGTTGAATTAGTGTGGTCAACTTTTGCTGTCATTCCATTAAGGTCTGTCATCTGTGTGAACTCTGACAGCTTAACAAAATCACCATCTATTAATCCATGAGCTCCACCTGACGCTAGTGTAAATACCGACTCCCCAGAGCCTGGGGCTGTAGCTAAGACATCTGTTATAATTACAGAGCTTGTAGGTAAATTAAAAAAAGTTAAATTCCCTAAACTTGTATCCGATACTGCACTTCCCATAGTTCTTGAGGTCTGTAAATGTACAAGTGCGTCATTTGTTAGCATTGATACTGCTTGACGCTGTGCATCATTAAGTGCTTGTTCTTTTTGTGCTGAAGCAAAATTAACATGACCAGTATCCTCTAGTCTGTAACCTAAGCTTGTTATCATTTCATTGCCTGTCATACTAACTTCCTTTTTTCCATTTCATAGATGGACTCTTTGTTTTACTGGGGCTCCACTTTACTTTGTCTGCCCAGTATGCTGCACTAAATATTCCCTTTAATATATTTCTTTTATGTCTACTCTTAAATGCTTTTCTTTGTCCTGTTGTTTGATTTGTTTTAACTCCTTGCTGTCCAAATCTAATTGTTTTAGTCTTGTCACCTTTTTTAGCTACTACTATATGTGATTTTTTAGGATGACCTGGGGTTCTCTTTGCTTTATTATATCCTGATACCCCTGCTTTTTTTAACTTACTGTCTTTCATTTATCTCCAAATATGGGGGCAAGTTACCCTGCCCCCAGTTTGTTACTCGTTTAAGAGTTGTCTATAGTATTCCTCTTAAGATAGCGTCAAAGTTAGGTCCATCGTTTGTTAAACACATACCGAAAACCTGCTCTTCTTCTCCATCTGCCATAGTATCTGCTGTTCCATCTGCAGAATCAGGAACAACAAATTCGCCAGCTGCTACAGAGCCATCACCTAAAACAGTATCACAATATCCAGATACCTGAACAAAGCCATACTGAGGAGATGTTGTATTTGTAGCTACTGCTGCTATTGCTATTCCTGCACATATAGTAGATACTTCATCATCACTCCTGTCATTAGTTACAACATAGTGATTTGCTTGAGCTGCATCGTAAGTCATAACATGACCTACTGCAACTGCTACTGCATCTGCAAACTGAACATACCTATAACCTTTTCCATCTTCAGAAAACACAACTTTACCTAAATCCCATTTAGCTTCAGTTGTAACATCTGTTAATGAACCAGGAGGTATACCACCAGTATTTATAAAACTCATGCTATGCCCCCTTTATACGTAGTCGCTTGGTCCACCAACAATCATTCCCTGCATTCTTGGGTTAGTACATACTAACTGACCCATCCAGAAGATTTTGGCTGTCCTAGCGTCTTGGTTAATTGGTTTCTGGAAATCCTGGAAAGAGAAGTTTCTCTTACTGTGTGTCTTAAAGTCAAGATACTTAGTGTTTAAGAATAACATTACACCATCTGGGCAATGTGAATCTGCAACAATATCTGCACCTTTAAACTTAAGAGTTGAGAAACCAGCATCTGCTAAACCAGCGTCACTACCAGTAAATCTCTTATTACCTTGTAGCCCAGATTCATACGCATCGTATAAGTTCTGAGGGCAGATAATAAGGTCTGGTTGGTCGCTTCCAATAGTTAGAGTACCATACATTCTAGTCATTCTCTTAACTATATCTGAAACACCATTTACTGTCTCAGTTAACTCTGTCCATGTAGCTGCAGTATTATTAGCTGCAGAATCAACTGCAAATGATGCAAACGAAGAATCCCACCAGCTATATGATGTAGAGTTAACACCACCTAGAGTTCTATTGTAACCAATAATACAGTTATCAATAGCACCTGGTGCGTGAAACACAGTAGAATCTACTCCATCAATAACAGCTGGTTCGGCTGTTACATCTATACTAGCAACTGTTCCTTGACCACAAAGTGCTGTGATTTCGTTACTTCCAGGGGCTGCAGAACCAGAACCAAATAACTTAGTTCCGAATAGGTCCTTTAAAGAACGCTCTGCATTTCCCATTTTTGATTTTAATAGTGATAACACCATGCTATCACCTGAGTTTTTCAATTCTTCTTCACCAGAAATTGATATATTAGCATACGCCTGTTTCCAATCCCACACTGCTGATGTCACAGGGTCGGATGGAGTTGTATCTAAAACATCATATCCAGAGTAGAAGCCTTGAGCTGTGTTCTTAGCGTATTCTAGTGGAGTAATAATCTTTCTACCACCGTCTAGCATTTCAGCGTTCTTAAGAAGCTTAACTGCTAAAGGGTTTGAGTTAAAAATATTATCAACTAAAACAGGCAAGAACTTGTCTCTTGTTAACGAGGATAAAGCATCCCAGTTAATCGTCATTGAACTTACTGACATTTCTTACTCCTTTATTTGTTAAAGTATTTTGCGACATCAGGGTCATTCATGTTTATGTCCTTCATATTCTTGTAGTTCTTTGGAGTTGATACTTCCGTAGCACCTACTTTTGAATTATGAACAACTTTCCCTATGTTTCGCTGTTTGTTTCCATCTAACTGTCTATGATGGTCTAGTTCATCTTGCATTTTATCGTAACTCCAAAGCTTAAATGCTTGGTTCAAATCAGTCATATTAGATTCTTGAGCGAACTCTAAGAATTTAATTTCATCATCTTCACCTTCAAATGAGTCTTTGTTGTCATCAACTATTGCATTGAGCTCCAATTCTAAATCATCAACGTGTCTCTCAAACTCCATTTGATTTAGTCTTCCCTCGACTTCTTCCATTTTCATGTCAGTTTTACCCTTTTCAGGTTCTGCCATGATTTCTTCTTCAAAGCCTAGGGGTCGTAGCTCTTTATCTAATCCCAGTTCCTTTAAGCCATCGTTATCTTCATAAAAGAAATCTTTTACATAGTCACGAAACTCAGAGTCTTCTGCGATTTTATTGTTGAACTTTGACCATTTTGCGATTTCTTGAGCCTTCTGGGTGTTTGATGCTTGCCAATTATCTTTATTTGAAGAGTCTTCTCTCCACTTAAGAATCTCAGCTCCATCAAAAGTTTCACCATCAATCTCGACTTCATAGTCCTCTAGATTGAACTCATCGCTCTCATATACTTCAGTTGCTCCTTTTATTTCAGTCTCAGCTTGCATTTCTGCTTGCGTTTCAACTTCTTCTTCTGGAGTATCGGTATCATGAGGTTGGCTTCCGAAGCCTTCTTGTCCGTCAACCCCTGCTTCACGAGGACTTTGGTCCTCAGTCATTCCTGGGTTTTCGTATATTCCTTGCTTATCGGAATCCGTTAACTCCACATCATTGTATGGACTTGGCATTGTAGACGCTCCTTTCAGCTTTCGCTTGTTTGGTGTTGGTCTTCAAAATTTTATTTTACTTTCCCAGCTCTTGTGTCTGGAGTAGCTGTATATGTAGTTCCTCTTCCTGATGTAACAGCTGCTGCTCTATATGTTGTTCCACCATGTTTAAAATGGGTTTTACCTGCAGCTAATGCCTGTTGTGCTCTTACTGTTTTTACTGGATTAAAATATCCAGATTCAAAACCTTTATCTCCACCGTACATATCTATTAATACATCTTGCTTAAAGCCATTGCTGTGTACTGGACTTTGGAACTTACCTTTTGCAAAACCCTTAAGTGCAGCTCTTCTTTTGGCTGTACTTTTTCCTTCTTTTTTCTTCTTAGCCATCTTACTCTCCTTCTCCCTCTTCTGGGACTGCACCCATTTGAGCTCGTTGCTGTAGCAGTGTCTCCATTATTTCATTCTCGTCTGTAGAATTATTCAATGTATCCATTTGCTGCTGTTGTCTTTGTTGCATCATTTTCTTTTGTTCAATTATTTCTTCTAGAATATCTTTAGAAATATCCTTTTCATGCCATCTCCAGAATTGCTCTGGTGTTAATAGTCCCATTTGAACATACTCTAGTGCCTGGTCAATACGACTTGCACGAGATTCTGGCATACTTGAGCCTGGTACATACTTAAAGTCCATGTCATCAGTAAGCTCATATGGCTGTATCTGCTTAAATTCGTAGCCCATTTGGGTGTTTCTACGAATAATTATCGCTGATTCGTAGTTATTAGCCAATATGCTTAAAGTATGCTTATATATGTCTATTATGGAGTCAAATCCTATCTCTCTTTCCTTTGCTCTAATAATTTGCTGTGATGCTTCTTGCAGTGCTGATATTGCTTTAGCTGCTGTTACTCCACTAGGGTTACGACCTTGTGTTATATCGTGGATACCACTAATTGAGTCTGTAAGCTGCATCATATACTGTGCTAAAGGCAGGTTTGATGAGGACATATTGCCTGCTGGGAGCCTTTGTATGCTCTCATGAGGTCCATTTGTCCAAAATACCTGTCCTGGTTTGTCGCTTGGTCGGTTTCCAGGCGTTTTTGATAGTGATTTACTCATAATCCATGCTGGATTTCCATGGTAAATAATGTTATCGAGGCTTTGGGAAAGCAGTATAGCTGTCCCTACTGCAAGAGGTTCAACAATCTCTGGTTCCCCTTTGCCCCAAAATTGGTGTTCGTCTGCATAATTCTTAAATTGTACTACTGGTATAAAGTCTGTAGGTGATTCAACGTGCTGAAGCAGTACATTTCCTGCGTATGTGGTTAAATATAGCTTGTCATTCATGTAGTGCCAGCATTCTTTTAATAAAACCTGACCTCCAAACACCTCTGTATCGTCCATGTCGTCTGTTGGACCTACCTCTTGGAAATCTGACCTTACATCTGAGGTGCTTACCCCTGTCTCAGAGGATGTTCCTGATGCACCACCTGATGCTGTAGTAGTTTGACCTACCCCATCGTCTGATTTCATTCGTACAAATGACTTATATTCGTCTAATTTACCCTCTGATACTACCTTATCTCCGTTTTCGTAGTTATCTCTAATGTCTTTTATGTATGTTGGAGTTGCAAATGTAATACACTTTGCCTCTTCTATACTGGTCGCTAGAGGGTCTACAAATACTGTATATACGTCTGGAGTAGAGTATTCTATACCATTTTCGTTATAGGATAGCTTTAAAAATCCATTACCATACACTAAGCCATCTCTTTTCATACCACTTATAGCTCTTAATGCCTTATTTGTACGCATTTCAGACTCTACAGCCTCTTGTGCTAGTCTAGCTGCCTCTACCTGTTCCTCTGTTTTAGGCATTATGTCTACTTTATTAGGTCTATCTGTTAAAATAGAGTACACAGTTTCAACAATAGAGTGAACACTGTTAGCTACAATCCTAGTTTTATACTTAGGTAACTTAAAGGGTTTAAAGAAATCACCATTATAAAGCTCCTCATTACGTCTCCATCGTGGGACTTTATGAGCTCGTGCACTTTTAGCAGCATTAAACATACGCTCCATATACTTTAGAAGCTTTTTATCCTTATCGCTAGGGACGTGACCCTTTGCCTGGGTTAGCTCCATATCGTTTGGCACTGCTTTATCGTAGTCTTTTGTTGCCATTAATTGCCTCCGACTGGGTTTTCTGCTCCATTACCTGTAGGTATCTGACCATAATCATCGCCATTTCTACCATTTTTCTTTTTCTTTCTTTTTAGCATTGCTTTTATTTTTGTTTTAAATGGGAATCTACTTTTCATAACTGCTCCTTATTTACCTACTTTATCCATTGCCATGCCATGAGATGCGTTAAATGACCTACCTTTTAGCATAGCTTTTATCATTTCCCTAATGTGCTTTTTAGAGTGATGCTTTTTGTGTTTACTTAGCTTACTTTCTTGTACCTTGCTTAATTTCATTTCTTTTTTCATAGCTTTCCTTAAAATATTATTATAACACCTGGTTTTCCATCTGAGGTTCTTGCTTCTTTTTCTACTATTCCAAGCGATGAAAGAGCAAATCCTGCTGTACTCCCATGTGCACCACTAGTCACTCCACCTGCAGATGATATTTTTAATACAAACTCTTCTCTATCAGCTCCAGATAAAGAGTTAACAACATTTGTACGTCCTTGCACTATTATTTCTACATTTTCTCCATCAGCGACAGTTTCTTGAGCAATGCCCCATTTTCTAAAATCACACCATATTCCATTTGCTGTATTTGTGCTTGTATTAGGAATGTTATCAGATATGCATTTGTAGTTGCCATATTGGTCTAAATACAGAGAAACTGGGCAGTATTGGGTTATAGCTCCATTTGCCTTTGCTGTTACCTTAATAGTCCGTTTCCAGTCTGTAATAGTTCCGATAGGAGTGCCACCGAATATTGTAATTGGAATGTCAGTATGAGAGCTTATAGTATGATTTCCCATAGTTGTACCTAGAGCATTAGGAATATAATCATTGCTACCAGAGCTATCGCTTAATACAACGCCACCCTCTTTAAGTTGTTTTATAACCCATCCTGCTTGCATTGTTGAATTGGTATTAAAATGAGTTTTTCCTGCTACTGTAACTGGGATTATGTCCCCACTCACGCCACCTAGTTCTGATATTCCCCATTTACCAGGGTCAACGCCTGTATGGTCTGTGTCGGCATCAGGAGTTTCTGCTGGAATGTCATCGTGTCTACACAGTAAATCCCCATTTGAATCAAGGAACAGTGACACTGGTCTGAACCTAGTTATTGTCTCATCACACTTAGCCATTACCTGAAGAGAGTTTTTGTGTACAAAATGCTCTGAAAACTCTACGCCTTGGAATAAAATTATAGGGTGAATTTTTGATGAAGACACTTGCTCTGTAACTACTCCTACTGCGTTAGGCAAAACACTATCTGCCTTAGCATAATCTGTAGGTTCTCCAGATGCTGCTATTCTAGTAAGAAGAGAGTTTTTATTTTCACTATAATTAGAACCACTTATAACATTACACTCACCTTGAACTGTTACATCTACCTCATCACCTGCCACCCCTGAGGTTTTCATTGCTCCTGTAGATTGGTCGTATACGCTTGATATAATACCAAATTTATATGCTGGTGCGTTGTAGTAGTCGTATCCATAAACCTCTTTAAGGCTAATATCATCAACATAGTAATAATTATTATTTACTGTTCCTCCCCCTCCTTTATATCCAATAACTTGCAAAGAATCAATATCATCGTCTGTAAATGTTCCAGATAATTTTACCCAAGTATTTGTAGTGGTAGTTGCATTATTAATATAATCACCACTTCCAGAATTAGGTATAGCTTTTAATTTTATTGTATCTAAATCTTGACCTGCTGGTAAATAAACATAGCACTCTGCTATATAAGTTCTTCCTGAGGTAAGACCCATATTGCTGCCATCAGCCCATTTAATATGAGGGTAGTTAGAGCTAGAATCAGCAGTAACTTTAATTGATTTACTGCCTCCATTTGCTTGTTCTGTGCTATCATCCATAGTAGCATCGCTAACTGATAATGCTACGCTATTTATTGTCATTGTAGTAGGGTCTGTTACTTCTGCATCTCCATTAGTAATAAGCTCACTTCCCACTGCCTCTGTGTTTATACTTTTAGATGGGATAGTGTCATTTACTGCCATTAGCTTGTAGGTGTGGTCTGTTACTTCAAATAGCTTAATATTAGACAGCTCTACAAATTTAGCAGAGAGGGTATCAAGGTCATCTGTTCTTAAATAATGAGTATCTGCAGCTCCTGCTGTAAATCTTAATTCTTTTTGACCTGTTCCAGTAGTTCCATCAGCAGTATTGCTACCACCCCTTATTTCAAGGTGAGCAGTTGTAGAGTCTGTAAGCATAAAACAGCTTAATACATACTGTCTACCCACTACTAAGTCATTATCAACAAAAGATTTTGTACCATTTCTAAAATATATATACGCACCATTTTCATGCCCACTTCCATCAGATGCTATTCTCACTGAGGTTTCAGTCGTTGTAATTACATTATCTCCGTATTTACTCCACCCTCCATCACCAGTAACTGCACTATCTTTATAGGCATTATCATTTATTAGATTATTGCCAGTTATTTTAATTTCATCCTCTTTAATGTATAAGGATACTGGCTTTCCTAGGTCTACTGCTCCTCCGAGCTCTGCTCTTACGTTTCTCTGTGATTTATAATTGTTTATCAATGGATATACCACTCCTTAATATTTGAGTTTAAACATACTGCTAAATGCTCTGCTGTAGAGTATGGCATATTTAATAGCTCTACATTTGTAAAGTACCATGTATCTGTTGTGTCATTAGTTTGAGAAATAGTGACATAGTTATCATAACCACTTGTAGAATTTGATGTGGTCACAACAAAAGCATAAAAAGTTTTTTGTGTTGTCGTTACAAGGTGAGAGCCATCTGCGTCACGAGGAATAAAACTTAAGTGACTACCTGTAGTAGTCTGATTTACAGCAAAGCAAATATTTGGAGCTGTTCCTCCTGAAGACCATACATCTGCCTTCATTAAAAAAGTTCTACGATAGGGTAGATATACATTTGTATTAAAAGTGGTGTTATCTAGGTGCATTTCTCTCAAGTTAGCTTTTGCTAGTATTCCACCTTCTTTGCCTGTGCCACCTGTGTTTTCAAAGTTACCATTTCCTGAGCCTGTAATCTCTACCCTACCTGATGATGTATTTACATTAAAGCCACCTATGGTTGTGTTAGGAGAGTAATCTGCCCAGTTAGGAGAGCCTGTTATTGTTTTATCGTCATCGCTTATTATAAATGAATATTTCTGCCCTGTAATTCTTTCTTTTTTACCATCTCTATTTATTTGCCTCATTAAATCTCCAGCCTCCCAGGTAGCATCTGAAAGTGTATTTACATCTGAAACTTTTCCACTCACAAGAACCTTAATTACATCGCCTGGGCTTCCTGATTCTAGTGCAAGTCCCCAAATATTGCTTTGTGCTCCATGTTGACCATGAAGGTCTGTTGCATTGCTTGGTATCTCATCTCGTTTAGCCATTAACTTACCAAATTTATTTACACAAAGTGCAACTGCGTGTTTTTTAGCATCAACATCAACATGAGAAGTGCCTCCATAGAGCTCTGCTGTTACTATTTGTTGCTCTTTAAAATCTCTTATACTTGCTCTGTTTACTCCTGGAAAAATACATATCTTTCCAGTGGTATTAACTGTAGTTCCGTAAGTTCGTGGAGTCCAATCCATGTCGGTAGATGGTGCATTTTCATCTACTGTGTTTCCATATTTTTCATATACGTAGATGCTATCTACTGATATTTCTCTTGCTGTTGTTTCTGCGACACTATAAATCCTCAAAGGACCAGATGCATCTGTGCACGTTATTTCTGCTCTGTAGTATCTATTATTATTAACTGATAAATCTCCAGATGTAGCTCCACCTAAGTCGTATCTCATTGTAATAGCTCCACTTCCTAAGTGGTTCATTAATGCACTGATTATATATTTTTTACCTACTACTAAAGTTTCCATTTCGGCAACTGGTAATAGTGCACCTTCATCTTCATTGTCTGTAGTTGTTGTTATTTTCATAGCATTATTAACAGTGTCATCTACATTTACACTTGCGTCTGCTATATTGTATCCTACCCAGTTACCTGTATCGCTTGACAAAACTCTGTCATTTGAAGCTTTTATAATATTTTTTCCTAGGCAAAAGAAATCACCATCTGTTTCAAAATGAGTCAAAAGAGAATTTTCAGTTACATCTGTTTGATTTGTTTGTACGTGACCAGCTACAACTATATCTACTACGTCACCTGCATTTCCTCCAGTTTCACATATTCCCCAGTGTCCAAAATTTGTCCAGTATCCATCAAAACCTACATTAGAAATAAAATCAAAGCTGTCATTGTTTGAGGGACCTATTTCTAAGCCTCCCCTCGCTATTAAATCTCCATCAGAATTAATAAAAAGCCTTACTGGTACTCCAGCTGGAATGGATGCGTTATCACCTCCATCGTATGTCCCTACTAGCTTTGCTTGGACTCTGTGTGATTCTCCATGCGAGTAGTCTGATATTTGTGGGGTTTGTACGCCCTGCCATATTATAAACTCTCCATCATCTCCGTAGCCAGTAACTACCCCAAGTGTGTTTATCATATCACTTCTTTCAGACTTTTCTTGGGTAAAATAACCTATATTAGCGTGACAAAATTGACGAGCATGGTCATCTGGTGAGTTTACGTGTACACCTTCGGTTGGTAAAAGACCTTTAATCCACCTCCCTACATCACCAGACGTATTAGAATTGGGAAACTTTACCCTCCCTTGCAGAACAACCTCTACTATATCACCAGCGTTTGCCTTTCTCTCTACAATTCCCCATCTACCTTGCAATACTCTGTACGCACCAGTATAAGTAGTTGCAGTTGATGGCATTAAAGAAGGAGTTGCTGTAAGTTTCATATTGTTGTGAGAGGTTGCATCGTACTCTACATTTATATAAACTGGACACGCACCATATATGTTTTCGGTGAGCTCTGCGTGAACTGCTTGTCTTGCACTAAAATTTGTTATATGTGGACTACCAGTGTACATTAATTCATTCCCCTAAAATCTATTGTTTCATCGTTTTCTTCAAACTCTAATAATTTCTCAATCTGTTGCTGTAATACTGGCTTCTTAGGTGCTGGCTTAATTGGTGCATCTATATGCGTTAAGCTGTACCTCACAGCATCACAGATATGGTCTTCAAGTGTAGTGTCTATATCCTCTGGGTTCTTGTCATCTCTTATCATCTCTGGTAGCGTCCTTGTTAGATTTGGACACGTTCCATCTATAATAAAGAAATTTGGTAATACTCCCTTCTTATAGTGCATTAGCTGAGCCATATTACTCCACCCTATCACCCTCGAGTTATTCGCTGGTACTAGGTTTGGTACAAACTGACCTAATGCTGTTGCTATAGACTTGTCTGTGTACATGGGTGTATGTGATGCATTCCAGCTCATTGGATTTCTTGCCCACATCGAAGGGTCACCTAGACTCATAAATATCTCTTCATCTCCAGTCATATTCATTATCTCTTGTCCCCACTGTGAAGGGTGCTTTTCTGTTCCATATAGCTCCCTATAGCAGAATACTCTGTTGTCTGGTGTCACCTCTATCCATATACACGCAAATGGTGCACTAAATCCCCAGTCAATACCAATGTACTTTTTATTAAAGCTCTGACCATATCCGAACTTCTTAGCTACATCCTCTGGTATGACGTGCATCTTAGGGTTCCATTCAGTAAAATACTGACCAGCAAATATATCCCAGTCTCCATGTCTCCACGCACTACGCAGTGGCTCTGGTAGATTCTCTAGAAAATCAACGTAATCTGGGTCATTTTCCATGAGGGTAGGGTTATTGTCTACTGTTGCTGGTATATACATTCTATACCTCGAGTTACCCTCTTTAAACGCCACCTCTGGTTTATGACCTTGTATAAAGCGTCTTTTCACCCATTGATGACCTTTACCACCTGGATTTGCTGTACAGAACACCTTAGGCTCTAGTCCCTTTACTGTGCTTCTACAACTTGATATCAATTTCAAATAGCTTTCTTCTGATGGTATCTGGGTGAGCTCCTCTATTAATATTCTTTGGTACTCATGCCCTTGATACTTTGTGTAGGCACTCTCATCTTTTAAATGCCCACATCTTATTATTGCTCCAGAGGGAAACTTTATTGTTGCTGGCTTCCCAGTTACCTTTGCATGAGGGTACATCTTATGTGCTCTATCTACCCAGTCTGCAAGGTCATCAGCATTTCTTCTTATTACTAGCATTCTAGCGTCTGGATTGTCTGTAGCTCTTAACAGCCACGCCATTCCACAATCTGTCTTACCTCCACCTCTTGCACCACCATACAAGCATTCATATACATCACTAACTTGTAAGGCAAATGTCTGGGCACCTTCATGAGGTTTCCAGATTACATCTGTCATTTTTTCTTTCTAAGCTTAATCTTAGGAAATCCCTTCTTCATATTTGCATACGCCTTCTTAGAGATTGTAGACTTACTCTTAGGTCTACTTATTCCTAGCTTTTTACGTTTGTTTATGTTCTCATATAAAGACATCTTTACTCCTTCGGTGATGGTTCTTCTTTAGGTAATACAACAAAACCAGTAACTGAATCTGATTCTATTGATATATCTTGTGCCTTTAGTGTCGGTATAATCTTATCTACTACAACCTTTGCACAACTTGTTGCATCCTTATGCTCATCATCTGAGCCTAGTGTTGATGCTATCTGTATTACCTTGTTTAAAATATCTAATGCCTTTGGATTGCTTCTAAACTGTTCAGCTGTAGACTTTCCCTTCTTAGGTCTGCCATTAGGATTAGCTGTATGACCCTTCATTAGTCTACCTTTGGCATCTCTACCATCTGCTCTTACTTCTTCTGGCTTATAATCTGGTGCTTCTTCTGTGTAGTTTGGCATATCCATTCCTTCTTAAAATATTGTCTTATCTTCTTTGCTATAGGTTCACTAGCCTCACTATAGTGGTAGTTACCCTTATAGCTTGTATTGTCCTTTGAGGGCTTTAGCGACCTTATTTGCATACTTTTTTCCATTAACTTTAGCTCCCTCTACCATTCCATTTTTAAAGCCTATTTCATACGCATTTCCACACGCATTCTCTATTATCATGTTAGTCCTCTTATATCCTCGTAGGACTTTAATAAGGTACTTATCTAGCTTTGATGCTGTCACTAGTAGCCTTTCTTGAGTTTGTTTTGATACTTTTTTTCAGTACCTCTATACTTCTCTTTTAATCTTTTAAGCTCTTCTCTTTTCATAAGCTTTCTCGATTGTGGTCTAGTTAATTCCTTTGCCTCTAATTTCTTTTTTCTTGATGATACTTCTAAGTTTGTTTTTGGCTTTAGCATTTTAAGTGGAGTAGAATCCCCCCCCTTTATCTTGCTTTTCTTGGTTGTCTTTTTTGCATAAACTCCAGTGCCTGCTTTTTTATCTTGCTTTAGTCTTTCACGTCTCTCAGTTATTTCTATTTTCCTACGTTCTTGACCACGCTTTTTTCTTAGTTTTGCTTTATCTGAAAGTGGTTTCTTTAAGTGTTCCATGTTGCGTGGCTTGTATTCCTCTCCTCTTCTCTTGATAACTTTAACAACTCCACTATTATAAAGTGCATTTGTGTCCACCTTATAAGCACGTTCAAATTCATCTTGCTTCTTTTTCTCAATCATGAAATCTGGTGTATAATTTATCTTACCCTTCTTAACTTCAAATCCTTTAACCTTTCCACGCTTTTTTCTTAGTTTCATATCAATCCTTTATGCTTGTATTTCTACCAGTTATTACAAGGTTTACAAGTAATGTAGTACCCCATGCGATGCTATCAATTATTCTTTGCTTTAGCTTGTATTTCATGCTAGTTAAGTGGCTTAAAATCATCATCATCTGGGTTGGTGTTTTCTTTGTCTTGTAATGGTTCTATATTAGTGTAGTTGTTTAGTGTTTCTTCATAGGCAGAGAAGTCATATATGGGGTTCACTTCTGTGTCGATAGAAGGCTCCTCTTCGGTCTGGATTGGTGCTGTGAATTTCTGGACCATATTGTCAGCCATTTTGTTACCCATATAAATAGAGAGCGTGGACAAGCCATAGCCAGTACCAACGCCCAGTGCAAATAAACATACTTCTATCATAGCATAGTATAATACAAAAAAGTGATACAAATCACCTTATTTAAAAGTAAGTAAATAATTTTTTTTTATGCATTTTGTCGTCCAGAATTAAATATTTTTTAAAACTTTTTAAAGATTTTTCTTGCATCTAATATTTAAAGTGTTTTAACTTAGTGAAGCGTTCAACATTAACAAAGTAAGGAGTAGCAAATAATGAAATATATTATCAAAGAACACAACGAACAAGAGCTAGCCACAATCTTATTGAAGCTTAATCAGCTGGACCACGAATTGTGGACTGAACTACAAGACATAATAGAAATAGATGAAGGGGGTAGCAAATAATGAAAAAGAGACAAACAACACAAGACATCTGTAAGAAAGTAACCGACATCATTGTCGATGGTCTTAACAAAGATATCTGTCCTTGGATTAAGCCTTGGGCTAGTTCAGAGATTGGTGGTGCCCCTCATAACTACAATTCAAAAAAAGATTATCATGGTTCTAACACAATCATCTTGACTATGGTTATGATGTCTAAGGGTTATCAGTTCAATTCATGGGTTACCTACAATGGAGCTAAACAGCTAGGTGGTTCAGTTAAGCGTGGTGAGAAGGGTACTCCAGTTGTATTCTGGAAGTTCTTTGAGTATGAGGTTAAAGACTCTACTGGTAATGTGATATTAGATGATGATGGGGTTCCAGTAACCGACAATAGACCTATCCTTAAAACCTTTACTGTATTCAATATCGAGCAATGCGAGGGTATTGAGATGCCAGAAGCTCCAGAAAAGCCAGAGCCAGTTGATAGAATCAAGGTTGCAGATGATATAGTTTCTAACTATAAATCTAAAAACAAAACTCTTAAGATTACTGAAAAGCCTGGTAATAGAGCTTACTATGCTCCAGCTGATGACATGATTGTGGTTCCTACTATCGAGCAATCTGTTGACAAAGCATTGCAAGTTGGTCAAACTGAAGAGGATGGCAAACAGCATTTTTATAGCACCATGTTTCATGAAATGGTTCACAGCACTGGGCATGAAAGCAGATTGAATAGAGACACCTTAACAAAGAGTAATTACTTTGGTAGTCATGAGTATTCTAAGGAAGAGCTTGTTGCTGAAATTGGTAGTGCAATACTATGCTATAAAGCTGGATTAGAATCTGAGAGAGTTATGGAAAATACATCTGCCTATTGCAAGGGCTGGGCTAAGAAGTTAAAGAGCGAACCTAGCTGGATTATATGGGCTGGTGGCAGAGCTGAAAAAGCTAGTGATTTCATACTAAAATAAATCCTACTGATGAAGCACCTCCTACAATGGGGGTGCAGAAACCGAGAGGTCTAGGAAAAATTAACTAAAATGGAGATAGCAATGACTAAAGCAAAAAGAAAAACAAGAATAACAGAAGAACAAGCAAGACAGCTAATTCAATGTAAAACACTAATCAGCCAGGGCATCAAAACTTACGATGTTCTAGCAGAGCGTAAAGATGGCCAGGAATATTACGGCAACGGAATCACTAACAATATGAGCCAGGGCAGGTATTACGTAGTTATTTATAATTTTCACAATTTCGTTAAGGGTATAAAAGAGTTACAAAAAGTAGCTGCATCTTTAAACGAACAATTCAATTATAAAAAAGGCTACACTTTTGAAGAAGTAACAGGTAGCGAATTTACATTTTAATTAACAGAAAAGGAGTAGCAAATGAAATATCAAGATATATACAGAGTTCATATAAAGCTAGGCGATAATTACTATGCTAAAGGTACAGTTTTAGAAGAGGATTTTGACACCAAAGAAAAAGCTTTAGAATGGATTAAAAAGAATGGATTGGTAGACAATGGAGAATGTGGAAGTGGATATCCAGATGGCGAGGGTGATTGGATAGTTTATGAGGGGATTCTTTGTTATAATGAAGATGAGGATGACTTTTATGGAGCTGAGTATGAAACATACGACCAAGCATATTGCCATATTGAAGAACTAGCAAAAAAATTAACTAAATAAAGGAGTAGCAAATAATGGACGTTAAAGACTATGCACAAGAATGGTTACTAGATGGTGGTTATGAGCTTGGTTATACTATGAGGTTCTTACCAGAGATGTCACATATGAGCTGGATAATAAGAGATAGGTTCAAGGCAGACTACTATAGAGACTACACATTAAGAGAGTGCCACATTGAATTTATCAAACTAACAAGGGGTAAAAATGATTAGCCCCAGAGGTTGGGTATGGCTAGGCTTGATTGTTTCAAGTCTAGTCATCTGGTACTACTTAATTAAACTTATAAAATGGAGTATACTATGAAAAAAAATGTAAATGTAATGATGGACTTAGAAATTAAAAAAGCTCTTGATAAAGATGCTAAAAAGAACCATCGCAGTGTAGGTAAACATATTAACTTTATAATAGATAATTACTTAAAAGGAGTAGCATAATGAAATATGAAATATTACAAATAGATGAATTTGGTAAAGCTCAAAAGATAGCAATAGATGGGAGCTATGACCTAGAGCAAATGAGATGCATTATTGTAGGTCTTGAGCTAAATGACCTACAAAACCATACTTACTACATCATAGTGCAAGGGGGTGAGTAATGGCTTTAACTATACTACCTGCTTTTGAGAAATGCTTTGATTGTGAAGAGTGGCGTGATGATGTTGAATGGCACACTATACTAGAAACTGAAGATGATGGGTTTGATTTACATCTTTGTGTTAAGTGTACCGTTAGGAGATGTGATGACTGAATCATTGTTTGACCTCATCTATATTATTGAGCATAGTCTTTTGTGTGTTCTTTATATAGGGCTTATCATATGTTCACTTAAGTACATCAGAGGGTAAGTTAATAGAAAAGGGGGCTTCGGCTCCCTTTTTTACATATACTCCAAAGCCTTCTCAATCGGATAATCCTCAAAGTGTTCTGGTCTTAATATTTTTCTGTACTTCACATCAATCTGCTTAACATGGAAGAATGCAATCTTATAAAGTCTAGGCTGGACAAACGCAAATATATCACAATCAAAATCATTGTAGTGCTCATAGTAGTGAAAGACTTTATTGTTCTTGGTAATCCTACTACGTCTGTTAATGCTATAGCAGTACCCAGCATCATATCCCTTCTTCTCATGGTTCTTATAGGTACTGGTCTTTACTTGCACCTTGATAAGCTTTCCATCGTGTTCCATCGCTACATCGTAGGGTCTACGATTTGGAACTATCATTGCTGAGTAGTTGTGCAAGTTCAAATAAAAGACGCAGAATAGTTCTCCTACATAGCCCTTATCACTGGCTGATAGTTTTGTCACTATACAATGCCTTCTCTGCTGTTTCCTTGCTAACGGTCCAGAATGCCATAACGTACTCTAGCTTCTGCGTGTAGTTCATCTCTGTAGCCTTTAAACCGACCCAACAAGCTCTTATCTCTAGGTCTCTTAGGGTAGCCTCTAATGAATCAATTATCCTATCTTTATTGGTTAGTCTGGTTTTCACTTAGTAACTCCTTATATGCTAAGGTTAGTTCCTCATACAACTCCTCTAATTCTATTGTAGTATACTTCTTAGTCTCTTTGTATCTAAAGCGTAGGTTCTCAAACGTATCCTTAGAGAACTTATCTACATACCATTTAAAATAATCGTAATTATCTTTAGAATGCTTAAAGTTGCAACCCCAGCACTGAGTATGACAATTGCCATCTTTAGATATGTCCCAACGTGTGGAGTACGACCTTCTGGAGAAGACGTGCCCATTAGTGAGGTTTTCAGTGGTCTGGCATTGGACGCACTTTGCATCACGCTCTCTAATATATTTGGATGTAACATCATCCAGTCTTTTTACTACTCTCTGCCTAGCTGTTTTCTTTGCCAATATTTTATCCTTGCTTTTCGTTTGAAGTAGTTATCTGCTTTAGCCTTTAAGTATGGTCTATGAATACTATTTACATCTGCGTAAAAATCATCTGGCTCCCATTGTAGTAGGACGTAAGTACCTCTGGGGTCAATTCTGGGGTTATTAAAATTATATAGTTCATGTGTTGTGTGTAGTGTGAAAATCAGTGGGACGTATATGGATAACATTGTTATCATGGAGTCAAGAGGAAGGTTTGCACCAAATTATAAACAGCTCCTGTTAACAATTTGCCCTTCCTCGATTCTCCTTTTCGACTTGAAAGCATCTCTGCTTCCCTATAATTCTGGCAGTGGTTTTTTATTTCTACTTCCATGCTCTCTCTTTGCACATTTTTGGCATATTTTTATTGGCTCTGGGTCACCCCAAAACTCATACTCGTAAACTGGCTTACCAAGCGTGTAGGCTTTACACATCTTGCAAGTCAAAGGCTGGTTCTTTAGTCTTCTTATTACTCTTGACATTTCTTTTTGATGGTGATTGCTTACTTACTTCTGATACATACTCCTCACCTACCATATATGCTACTGCCCAGCCATTAGGTGTTGAGTTATATTTTTTTCTCCAGTATTGTATTAGCTTCCATGTTTTAGTGTTCACAGAAATCCCATAGCTCTGTGAATATTATTGGAGCTCCCTTACCTCTGGATGTTTCTATAAACGTAGCCCATAAAAAATCAAAGTCCTCATCTTGTATGCCATCTACGTTTAAAATACTAATACATTGCTTCTGGCTATATACTGCAACAAGGTCTCCATCAGCGTCATTTGCTACGCCTAGGATTGCTTGGTCAAAAGCATCATCCAGGAATATCGCTTCTGGATTTATCGTTGATATCGTTTGTCTGTTCATTAATCTTCTCCAACTCTTCTTTGGTTTGTTCTGCTAGTTTCGGATTATATGACAGAAGTATGTTTAATGTTTGCTCCCATAATATAGACATTTCACTAATCTTTTTCAAGAGCTGTTTATTTTGCTCCATTATTTTAGAGTGTGCCTTTTCTAGTTCTTCTCTCTGTACATACACAACTTTACCCCTTGTGGTTGTCCCTGTCCACATTAAAATGGTACAGGGTTTGACTCTTGGTTCATGTCTACCTCATTAGCAACAAGGTCTACAAGCTGTTCATTTAGTTCTTTAGGAATCCACACCATATCATACCACTTCTCGTTTCCCTCTTTGTCAGTACCTTTCTGGCTAGGTGCACCAACAAATAAACCATTAGCTCCTTCAATCAGCTTAAAGTTCTTCATTTCAAAACCCTCGCTTGTTACGATAGTCATGAAACCCTTTACCTTGCCACCATTATCTAGTTTTCTAAAGTCTTTAATTGTCATTTTATTTACCCCACTTATTTTGACGCAATACCATCAGCATATTAGCGTAGTTCATTATATCAAGAGCTGTGTCTTCTATTGATTCTGTTACAGCAGATGTATCTTCCATGTTTTTCTTATACAGGTTTATTAATCTGCTTATTTTGTCATTTAGCCTTATAACTACACCCAACTGGGCTAACCTATTGTTTTGCGAACGCTCGGATGAGGAGGAGTTTAGGTCAAGCCCAAGTCGGATATTAGAGTCACCGTAGTCTGACTGTTTTCTCGCCCAAAGGTCGTATGCTCTATCAAAGTTATTCATTAAGGCATCTGTACACTCTGGATATATCTCTTCAATTTTTTTCATTATATCCATGCTGACCTCACTAACACTACAAGCACAGTAGTTCCTAATACTAGTATTCCTATCATTACCATTAGCTCTAATTCATCTCTATATCTCATGCTACTCCTTTCAGTTTATCTAAGGGTACCAGTACGAGCTGTGATTTATTATTATCACCACCCATAACTACCTTAGCTTGTTTTTTGTCTACTAGCTCCCTAACTATTCTTTTAAGTTCATTTATAGGGAATATTAATACCATTTTAATTTCATTCTTGTAAGATAAAACATGACACCAGTGGTCTGCTTTGGTTACAGATAATCCAGATAGCTTTCCATTACATCTAATCTCTATAGCTATGTTGCCTGTATCTCTCCACTTATCTATTTCTGCTTTTACTTCTATCTTGGATATGGTTAATATCTGAGCAATAGAGTCTTCATACTTCTCGCCTAAGCTTAAATCAATATCAAACTTACTTGTAAGTGGTCGCATAGCATCACCCAGTTTAATCATTAGCCATCCTCAATTCTTCTACTGTCTGGTAGTTGG